CAATGGAGGGCAAAGTGTTTATCGTAAACCCGTTCGTCCTTTCGGTCGGCGACAAAGTAAGCAAGACAGTATACGACCTGTTCCGCAAAAGTAAATGGGCAAGGTGGTAATAGACTGACAGCCAAACGGCTTCAGATAAATTAATGCGACGAAAGGAAGTCAAAGAAATGAAAAAATTGGAACATGATTTACTGACATCAAAGTACACAGAAGTATGGCACGAAGAACCAGCGGAAATGAAGTACAATGCACCACATCATTTTCAAGTAAGACCATCAGGAGATTCCCTTGAAATTCTTGGGGAGGTTGATTTCCAAGAAGGACCCATTAAAGAGTGCGGTGTAAATGGCGTAATGAACGAGGACTTAATTGCGATGGTTATTACGAGGTTGGAACATTTTCAAAAGTCTCAATTTGCTTGCCGTGAAAATGCCCTTGCCATAACCAAGCTCGAAGAAGCTTTACTGTGGCTCAGGAAGCGAACCATGGGCAGAGAAAATCGTGGAATTGAAGGTACACATAAGCTTTAACTAATTTTTCACCCCAACCGCAGCCTAAAAGTTCGGTTTAATGTGAAGTTAGCTTCTGGCGGTATGGGGATTTATAGGAGGATGTATGAACGCTGACTATACCAAACTGGCACAAATCGCATACGACACAGTAATACAGACCATGCAAGAAGGTGAAAAATCACACCCTAATGACGACTGGCAGCATGTTGACATCATGGAACATTTTCGGCACGCACTTGACCACCTGGCAAATTGGGAACTTGATGAAAACGACGAAGACCATCTGGCACATGCCATAACAAGACTGGCAATGATAAAGTATTTGGAGGCCAACCATGAAAATATTTAAAAGGTTATTCTGTAAACATGAATTTAAGACCATAACAAACCTATATGGCGACGCAATTAACCGCTTTAATGCGAGAAGTATTGCACAGTGCATCCATTGTGGCAAGGCGGTGTTCAGTGGTAGACTTGACCCGAATTGCAAGAAGGTTAATGCGTATTGGGAGGTCAACAATGAATAGACCAAGAGGCAGACCGATAAAGGGGGTGATACCGTGCCGAAGGAACTTAAAAGGAAACTTGCGAGGGAAGCGACGAAAAAGGGCTTGACCGGCGAACGTAAAGATGCCTATGTGTACGGTACGATGCGGAAAATGGGCTGGAAGCCCGAAAGAGAAAAGAAGAAATGACTCGGAGGGACCTATGAAGGATAAGACAATCGACTGCCTTAAACTTTGCTCAATGCCTTATGGTGGAGTGCGTGACAAATTCCAGGAAGAAATCTGTGCAAAGTATTCAACTAAGGCTGTTCGTGCAAAACTTGAAGAACTGGAGCGGAAAGGGTACATAGAATCCGGCGTTTCTGTGTTCGGGGCGTGGCTGACTGAGAAGGGCAAGGCTACGCTGCACAATTTGACCGCCTGACATGCCAAGTATGCCATAATAAAACTGCATAGCAGTATCTCTCCCGGAGGTGGCTGTCCGCATGTATGCGGCGGCCGCTTTTGCTTTTTGACCTTTTTGTTGGCCGGGGTGTTGCATGATGTAAATGGATAGATGGGTAAGCTAAAGGGGGTGGTCAATCCGAATGGCAAAAACTAGTTTCAAGCGCAGAGCGGCCTTGTCAAAACCGAAAAACGTTGAAATCAAAGTGACATATAAGCAGGGCTTGTTCATACAGTGCGATGCTAAGTTAGTGCTGTTCGGAGGCTGAATAGGGCGCAGCAGGCGGGGGCAAATCATACGCCCAACTGATAGACGCAATGATCTGTGCTGACCGCTATCCCGGAATACGACAGCTTATACTCCGTGAATCATTCCCGGAGTTAAGACGTTCCTTGATAAGTAAATCACATGAGCTTTACCCGTCGGATCGGTTCGAGTGGAACGAAAATGACATGACTTGGTATCACATCAACGGCAGCATTATAGAGTTCGGATACCTTGACACCGACGATAGAGTAAGCATTTACAAGTCAGCAGAATACGACATTATCCGGTTCGACGAAGCGACGGAGTTCTCGGAATTCAGGCTCCGGTACATGCAGTCACGATGCAGGGGTGCCAACAACTTCCCGAAACAGATCAAAATGACCAGCAACCCTGACGGTAAGGGGCACAAGTACCTGAAAAAGTTGTTTAAGGTCGGCACTAGCGAACCGTGCAAGATGTTCAAGGAATATATTGGCCGGGATCCGTTCTCCGGCGAGGAAAAGTACGAAACGCGCTGCTATATTCCGGCCCTCGTATGGGAGAATGAGTTCCTGATGCGCGACGACCCGGAATACATCACAAACCTGATGAAATTGCCGGAGAAGGAAAAGAAAGCGCTGCTGTTTGGTAACTGGGAACTGAATGAGGATGCTGCTTTCCCGGAATTCGATTACGACATACATGTCTGCAAACCATTCGATATACCGCGGCACTGGAAACGCTGGCTGGCCGTTGACAACGGATACGAGGATCCGTTTGCGTGGTACTGGTTCGCGGTTGACGAGCAGGGCACAGTGTATGTGTATCGTGAGTTTACCCGCGGTAAAGAGGACCGGACCACGAAGCTGACATATAAAGCACAGGCTCAAAAGGTCGTTGAAAAATCTACCACATTCAACGACCAGGGCAATGAACTGATGGAAAGGTACCAGTTTATCGTCGCTGGTCATGACGCTTTCCATACACATGTTAGGGATGTACAGGGTAAGACGCTGGTAGACCACTATATTGAAGGCGGGCTTCCGGGCGGGTTCATCCAGGGTGTCAAAAACAGAAAGTTCAGGAAAGCGATTTTGCATGAATATCTGACGCCGTATGATGATCCATTCAGACCCGGGAAGAAAACTGCCAGGTTACAGATATTTAACACATGCAAGACGCTTATAGAGAAGATACCTGAACTTATAAAAGACCCGGACGATCCTGAAGTGGTGCTCGATGTTGACGACCACCAGTACGATGCGCTTACATATGGCATTTGCGCATATCACGCAAAGAAATCAAGGGCTTTAAAGCCAGAAAAGAACGAAATAGAGCGATACCGCGAGCGTTTATGGCGGAATATGAAGCGGAAAAACCGCAGATAGGAGGGATGGGATGGCTAAGAAGGACAAAGGCAAGAAAAAGCCTCAGACGGTCATACGGGAACCGTACATCGAAAACGGCGAACTCAAAGTAAAAGAAACGATAATCGACTAGCCTGCGGGCGGAAAGGAAGGTAAATTATGCCTTATACACCATTATCGAGTGAAGCTGTAAAGCTTTTAGACAAAGAATCACCGGTCTTCAAGAGATTCAGGCTCGGCACGTGGCTGCAGAATCTTTTGACAGCGGTCGCTACTGTTGCGGGAGCAGAAACGCTCACTAACAAAACGCTGACTTCTCCCACAATCAATACCCCGGTAGTTGATGCTCCGGCAATCACTGGCGGAACAATCGCAGCGTCCACGATTACATCACCGGATTTGTACGTCGCAATATCGTCACATGACTACGCCGAAGATGCTGCGGACTGGGTACTGTCTGCTACTGAAGCGAAGTCAGCGATACTCACGGCGACCAACGCGAACGGAGCGTGTGCCATTGTAGCCGTACCGGATTTTGGAAAGGTTTACTGGATTAAAAACAGCACCGGACAAGAACTGACAATAAAAGCAAGCGGGCAGGATGGTGTTAAAATCGCAAACGGCAAAACAGCGGCGGTGTATGGCAATGCAACGGACTTCGTGAGACTGACTGCTGACCTTTAATAGTCGGGGCAGGACTATCCTGCCCTAATGCTCTTTTGTGGAGGAATTTGATATGAAAATTAAGCAGCATCCATACAGAATAGTTTGTGACATATGCCCATCGAGGGACACTTACATGATTGAAAAGCCGGGTATACCTGTGAGCCAATGCCTGACATTATGCAAGAAAGACCTTTTGGACCTGATTAAGACAGGCATAGAGTTTTTCAAAGATGAAATCGAACTTCCTGTTCCCGAAGATTACGAGCAGATAAAGGCAGAAGTAGAACGGCTTAAAGTAGAACTTGAGGCCGCCACAACTGAAATTAATCGTTTGGGCGTAGAACTTGAGGCCGGTTCCGCAGAGATCAACAGGCTTACCGTTGAGCTGGAAGTAGCAAAGAAAAATGATGAACCCATGAACAACCCGGCACCCAACAAGGGGGGTAAGAAGAAATGAAATCTGCTATAGAAAAAGCGCTTGATAACATAGGAAAACTCAATATTCAGAAACTGGAAGAACCTAAAAAGTTGAAGAACAAAAAGGACAATGATGTGCCTATACCTGTGTATGATCCGAGGCCAATGCTGTATTTGAACGAAAAAGACCTTTCAACGATTAGTAAATATAAGTCCGGAGATAAGGTTGTAATCGTTTGTGAATGTACAGTAAAAAGTACAGCTGCATATGACCGGCTAGAAGGAAAAGAAACAATGAAAACCTATAACTGCGATCTTCTTATTGAGGCTATCGCAGATATAACGAGGTAGTCTATGGATCAAAAAACATTGTCATTATTGGTGATTATAGTCCTTCTTATAGGTATAATCGTTGTTCAAAACATTATACACAAGCAAGAAAGGCAGGACCTGTACAGCCGCATCATGGCGAAGGACCTGAGAGATTACCGGATGAAAAAGCAACGGACAGTACCAAATGTCATTCGTAAAAGGACATCGGACGAACTGAAAAGACAGGGCAAATAACGGAGGTGCGTTATGGGAGCGGTTGTGGACTTCATAAAAGATAAACTGAATATGGGGAAACCTGAACAGCAGGACGATCAATCACAAGCTCCTGATAACGGATTCATGCCGTTCAAAACGCAGGAGGAAGCTGTCAAATTCGCTAATGACGAATTTGAAAGAAGGCGCAAGATGAAGCGTGACTTTGAACTTCAGTGGATGCTTAACATAAATTTCCTGAACGGCAACCAATACTGCGACATAGACCTCGTAAGAGGTACACTGTATCAGCAGGACAAAGCATTTGATTATCAGGAGATGGAAGTCTTTAACCAGATTGCTCCCATATATGAAACAAGGCTTGCGAAACTGAAACAGATCAAGCCTACTCCTTATGTGCGCCCGGCAAGCAGCGAAACAAGGGATATAGCGACGGCCAAAACCAGCAGAAAGATACTGGATGGACTTGATTCAAACCTTGACATTCAAGTCAAAAGATCAATGATGACGGCGTGGAGCGAACTTACCGGGTGCTGTTTCCTGAAACACAGATGGAACCCCAATGCCGGTAGATACATCGGAGAAGATGAAAACGGCAACCCGATATATGAGGGAGATATAGAAAAAGACATTGTAAGCTCATTCGAGATATATCCTGACAGCAATTTCGCACATGGGATAGAGAGCTGCAGGAGCATTATCCATGCACGTCCTATGACTGTTGATGAAATCTGGGAACAGTGGGACATAAAAGTGCCCGGTCGCAAGATCGATGTTTTCACACTTGTTCGGTCGCAGATAGGTTGCGGGTTGGGATATAACACGTCTGGATACAAATTCACTCACACAACCCTCGAAAACAGCGAAATTGTGAAGGAATACATGCACCTGCCGTGCAAGAAATATCCGCAGGGCCTTCACATCATTGTTGTTGCAGACAAATTGTGCGAGCTGAAGCCATTCATTTACCGCGTCGGTAAGAACGGCAGTTATGGATTCCCGTTCGAGATGCAGATATGTATAGAGAGGCCGGGATTCTTCTGGCCGGTGTCGATAGTCGAAAGGCTTATACCCGTGCAAAGAAAGTATAATGCTGTCAAGAACCGCAAACACGAAATTCTGAACCGTGTTGCAATTGGCAATCTTGCTATCGAGGATGATGGCACCGTCGATGTAGAGGACCTCGAAGCGGAAGGGCTTTATCCCGGTAAGATACATCTGTATCCCAGGGGCGGTAAACCCCCGGAATTCATTGAATTAAATGCAAGCACGACAGCATTTGATATAGAAGAAACGAAACTGGAAAACCTGTTTACTATGATTTCCGGTGTTTCGCCCTTTGCTTCTCAATCGCTACCGCCGACCGGCGTGGTATCCGGTGACGCAATGGAGCAACTAAAAGAGGCCGACGATTCGAGAATATCCCTGACATCAGATAACATTAAAAACGCAGCTATTCAGGGATGGAAAATTGACCTTCGGCTTTACAAACAGTTCGTCCCGCCGAACGCGCCAAGGCTTTTAAGATATGTCGGAGAAAACAACGAGGTAGACCTCATTGAGTGGTATTCCTCCGACCTGACAAGCGACGACGTGATAGTTGACAGCGAGGACGAAATCATGCAGTCGCCGTCACAGAGGGTACAGATAATCAAGGAACTGCTGCAGTACAAGCTGTTCTCCAATGACGTTGATCCTAAAGTACGAGCCAAGGTTATACAGATGATGAGGCTCGGTAACTGGGAGGATACAGCCGACATCGAGGACCTGCACATAATGAAGGCGAAGTGGGAGAACAGACAACTTATGCAAGGGTTTGAACCTGATTTTGCAGATTACGACCTGCACGAACTGCATAAGCAAGAGCATGACAGGGTAAGGCTTGACATTTCGTTTATTGAATTCAAGCGTAGCAATCCCGAAATTGCAGCTAGGTTTGATGCTCATGTAAAGATGCATGAAGAAGCAATTGCGCAGAAAGCGGCGGCAGCAGCGCAACAGGCGCAGGAGAAGCCCGATCAGTCGATACCCTTTAAAGACCTTCCGATTGCCGGGAAGATACAACAGGCAGCACACGCGGGCATCGAACTGACACCGGAAGATTTGATACAGCAGGTACAACTTGATGCGGCGCTGAAACGAAGTGTTAAAGAAAATCAAAGCATAAAGGTCGGTTAAAAAACCGGCCTTGTTTTTTGCCCGAAAACATTTTGACCTTTTTGCACTGTTACCCATTGTACCATGAAGATGAACTAAATTGCGGCCCGATAAGGCACCCGCAAAAGGAGGATAAATTACACATGCTAAAATACGTTAATTTACAGTTGTTTGCAGAAGGAGAACCGGCGGCCCACGACATGGCACCCGCGCAGGACCAGACGCAGGCAACTTCGATAGAACCGGCACAGACGGATCCTTCACAGCAGGCATCGTCGGATCCGCCGGTAAATCCTACCCAAAGGTTGATGGATTTGTGGGATAAAGCCAACTCACCGGAGAAGGCTGATACCCCGCGAAATCAGGCTCCGGACCAATCTGCTCAGGACCATTCCCAGGATCAGGTGCAGGACCAGTCACAGGATCAGGACGGCGGGCAGAATCAGGAAACTCCGGACACCCCTGACCAGCAGGCTCAGCAAGGAAAGATACTGAACAAATACAACTCCGTGAATGATTTGGTGAAGGCTTATCAGAGCATGCAGTCAGCATGGACGAGAGACCGTCAGACCCTGCTTGAACTGCAAAAGGCAATTGACCAGCTTAATCAGGAAAAGGCCGGTCTGGAAGCCAAGCTGCAAACACCGCAACAGCCACAATCCGAAGCTGAAGGTGATCTGGCGAATCTTAGCGCGGAAGAATTACTTGAAAAGTTTTACGAGGACCCGAAAGGCGTGCTTGCTAAGATAACCGAATCGGCCGTCGAAAGCAAAATAAAGCCTTTGGAGAGCAAGCTGGCTCCCGTGGTGGAGCACACCGAGGTACAGATGAACCTCGAAAAATGGAATAACGCCGTCGCAGAACTCAGCGCTGTCAATCCTGACATGGTAGATTATATCGACACGATGAAAGAATACATCGTCGAGAATAATCTGCATGACAGCAAAGAACCTCAGAAAGTGCTGAGAGATGCTTATTCCTACGCCAAAGCCAAGGCTTTTGACACCAAAATAGCTGAGTTCACTGCAAAAATTGAGCAGCTTGATGCACAACTCAAGACGGCCAAGGAGGACGGCGTTAAAGAGTACCTGGCACGTATTCAAAATGCAAACAGCCAGGTGCCTAAATCGATTGCCGGGAACAGTAACAGCGGCGCACCGGCAAATCCGCCTGTAAGTGTCAAGGGCAAGCCAATGTCCGAGATACACAAAATGGCCGCAAACCTTATCTTTGGCAGTTAATAAAGTCGGAAAAGGAGTGAGAGCGTATGGTAACAATGCAGACCTTTGATACTGCATTGAAGGACATATACGAGGAACCGATGAGAGACCAGATCAATATCGGTTCCGGCATATTCCTTGCAAAAGTGGAGCAGACCTCCAAGGACATCGAGGGAGGCAGGCGCGTGTATAAAATTGCGCCTTACGGTGTAAATGGTGGTACCGGCTCCGGATCGGATACCCAGCCGTTGCCTGTATCCGGCGGAAATCTCTATGCTCCGTTCGTTTCGGGCATAAAGAGCATCCGCGGTGTCATCAAGTTCACGGACCAGGTAATGAAGGCTTCGAGGAGCAGTAAGGCGGCTTTCCTGT